TATCAATGCTATCTAGACTATTAACACCTGTTAAATTACCGACTGGCGGGGAGACCCCCAAGCCAAACAACTCAGTCAGACTGGAAAGCATTTTCTCAGGCGTTAAAATTGATCTTTTATGCCCCGCCTTCGCTTCTTCTAGCGTTGCATAACGCGCAGCGCCAACATCCTCTTCAGTCGCTGGGGGCAGCGAAAATCTTATTTCCCCACTAAGCTCAATCTCGCCCTGCTCAACCGTCATTTCAATGGGCAAATAGACCAATGAGGCGGGCGCTTTCGAAAGCAAAGGGGCATCAGTAGTCGGCACCAAAAAAGCGAACACTGTACGCTTTTCATCGCCCAGGACAATTGCACCTGTTTCCACCTCATAAGCATCTTCTGAATAGTCTTCAAAAGTTGCCTGCAACACGCCTGGGGCAATTTTCTGGGAGGCAGAAACCGGCAACACCTTCACAACATTTGATAGCTCTTTGGTTTTTTCATTAACCGCTTGACGTTTATTAGACACCGCCAGGTGTGCTATAGACAGCTTTAAGCCCGCACTATGCACATCAATAAGTGCTTCTTGCCCTGCCTCAGTAAAGATAAGTTCATAACTTTTCATGATGCTATTTCTCTACAACAAAGGTCTTCAAAATGACCGGCCTACAGAAAAACCCTAAACGATAAGTAAATTTGTAGGGTTTAATCAGCTTGATATTAAATTTTGAACCGGCCGGCTTATATTCGTTTACTGTGTTTGATACAAAGGATTGAAAACTACCCGTAAATTTATCGCTGTAGGTAACGTCGATCGAAAATCGAAAGCCATCATGCTGCTCAAGCTTTGAGGCAATACCCAAGCGCTTCAGCGCCACCACAATCGCCGCCGGCGTCCCCCCGATTTGCAAGGCTTTGATGCGTCCAGCAATCAAGTTGCGCTGCACACCAGAGTCGCCAACCACCCAGTCGGACACTGTTTTATCTTGTGCCAAATAGGGCAGCATCTGGTAAGGCGTCTCATGGGCGCTGAGTAAGCTAGGGTAGGGCGGTTGAATGGTCGCTAATACCTTATCCATTGCAGCCACAAAGGCTTTCTGGCAGGCACCCGTGTTGCTCGGCAATAGCCGATCTGGCAAGTCGTAATCATTCATAGGTTAATAATCAAATTCGATTTTTATGGACTCTTCCGAGCACACGGCGAGCTGATTCCAAGCAATTTTATGGTCCGCAGCAGGGGACAATACTTCGATGTTTGGGGCTTTGTTTTCGTATGCGAGGTAATTCAAGTAAGCCTGATCAACCGGCTCACCCAACTTCAAGCCTGCAAGATAACGCTTTAAATCAGCAAGTAACTGGCTCTTTAAAAGTGATTTTTCTGGGCCGCCAAGACCCCTTATTTTCAAATGAATTTCGACAGGAACGCGCGTTGCCAACTCAACTTTGACGTCATAATTGACCGGGCTTACATTGTCTTTGTTTAGGTACAACTCTGCCTCTTGCCTCAGCACTCCGGCTTTTTGCTCATCAAAGCCATCCGGCAGCAAAATAGCAATGTGCAGCAATCCGTTATCGTTCATGCGCTTCACTGACGCATCGAGTACGTTAACGGCCGCATCTGAATTCGAAAATTTGTATTCAACCAGCAGCGTTTGGCCGTCTTCAGATTTTTGCATTTTGACGTCTGGAGCAGCACCTAGGGAAAGCGCATGATACTGATACGCCTTTGCAGTTCCCGCCGAGGTAAATGCATAATGGGCTAAATAATATCGCTCCCGCAAAGACTCATCGCTTTCGCCCTCTTTACGTTGCAGACCCAGCTCAGAGGCTTTTAAGTCCAACATGTCGCCTTGAGCGTACAAGGCAAACATTTGCTTAGCATCTGCGTTTTTCTGGCGCACCCAATGCTGAGCCAATACCACAAACGCATCCAAACAAAGTGAAATAGGCTCCGAAGGGTTATTCAATAGCGCTTGAAAACTTTCTTTTGCTTCAGGGCTTTGGCGCTCTGCCAGATACTCAGCCATAAAGCCGGAAAAGCTTTCTCTTAACACTTCAAAATCAGGTGTTTTTAGGATTTCCGGCTCTGATATTTTTGGCGGTATTAATGACTTCATACGCCCACCCTCACCAACTGACCTTTGAACTCACCCACGACATGTATTTTAGCGCCTGAAGCTTCCAGCTCAATTGACACCTGGGTTGCTTTAAATTCAGACGCTACGCCATTGGCGGGCGATTTAAGCGCCCTTAAAATGTCATTTTGCAGCACCATGGCATTCGCCTGGGTTAAATTCATCCCAACCCCAGCTACATCTTTAACGCCGTAATGATTGCGCTTAAAACGCTCCCCAAGCTGGGTAGTAAGCAAGTTAACAATGCGAGCGGCACAAGCATCCCAGCCCTTTAACGCATGGCCTGCATTTTTATCAAAAGTAATCATGTGACTTTATATTTGCCGGCTGACGAACCACCAGGTACAACGACCTCAGCCGCCTGCGTAATATGTTTAACAACCGCTTCAGCCACAGCCGAAGCAAAAGCATCAGACTTTGCATATTCACCACTTGTTATAATCCCTTTATTTATAAGGGCTTCTAAAATCTCAGACGTCAAAAGGTCTGCTGAAAGCGCCATAAAAATCACCTTAACGAACGATTTATTTTTTTCTTGAACTCCTGCAGAATTGCTTGCAGATGGAATGAATTCCTGCAGAATGCTAAAGACTGGCTTTTACGGTTGTTGATGCGTTTTGGTGCGGTGCTCCAGTAAATGCACAAACCGATTGACTTGTTATGATACCCCCACCGCCGCCATTCATGCTGATCATTAACGCATCTATTTCAGCCTCACCTTCGACCTTGGCTTTTAACGAGCCGCCAACAGTTAAGCTTGCATCGCCTTTTATATTCACCACCGCCTCACCTGAAAGCGATAAATTTAGCGCTGAGCTTTTATGATCGTATTCAGCAAACGCACCGTCTGGCATATTGATTCGGGCTATATCTTTGCCGGAATTCAATGAGGGCTTGTCACTTGTATTCACGCCGCGCAAAACCAAACCACTGGCCAGCGATTCACCCCCAGCCGTATTAATAACAATAACCCCTTCACCGACAGAGGGGAGGGCGTAGGTCTGCACGTCACCTGCTGCGCGCTCGAAATAGGGTAGAAGAGGCGTCACTAATGCTTCGCCTAAACGCACCCGCACTTTCGCCGTTTTTTCGTCGATTTCTTCAACCCGCCCTACACGTATCAAGTTGCCCTGGCAACGCTCTAAGTTTTCTAACCGCTGCAAAACACTTTCTAGTAATTCTGGGGTCAAAAGGAAACCTCCGCATGATTAAAGGGGTATACCGCCTGCTCGACCGGCGTGTAGCTCTCAATGAGAGAAAATTCAACAACGCTCGCTTCATAACCCGCAACCTCATAATCCGCAGGCCGAGCTGAGGCTTGAATACTGTTCATGCCAAAAACCGAAGAACCCAACGCTTTAATAACGTCAATGGCCAAATCCATCGACCGATCTAAACCGGTAAAGTTAGGCGTCAGCAAATGGATGCTGAATTGGTATTGATAGCTATGAGAACCGCCACCCACGAAGCCATTAGGCTCCACAAAATCTAGACAAACAAAAACCTTTAAATCTGAATCGTGCGCTTGAATTGCCGAAGCCATATCATGCGAATAAAAATTCGCTTTCAAAACATCCTTTTCTGATATGCCCGACTGAACCAAAACCGTTTCAATTTCTTTTTTTAATTCATTTGCTGAGCGCACGGCCTAGCTCCTGATCCAGTAAAGACAAATAGACTTCGTTGAGTTTTGGCTCGATCTCATGAATTGCTTCCATGACTTCCCGCTCAACATCAAATCCAACCCGCTGCAAGGGGAAGCGGCCTTTTAATTTAGGGTCCGTTAAAGCTGAACCGCTTCGACTCCGCGCAGGTCTATCACGATAAACAGGGTGCGCTTCAAACCGATTCGCCCGCGCACGAATATAAACCTGTTTACCGGAGCCGTAGACCGCGCGATAAAAAGCACGATCGAATTGACGGTTGCGAACTCTGACACCCTTTGAATTTTGGGTTGGAACCCCAACCTCATCAGCTTGCAAATTCAGCAAGCCAACCCAAAACTTTATGCCATCAGGCTTCTGATAGACTCTAAAACGACTTTTAAGCGGCTTTCGCGTAATACCTACAGCTTTAGCCGACTTTGCAACCGTTTCACGCTTGAGCCACTCTGAGGCGCGTTTTAAAGCACGCCCCACAGCCTTTTCTATTTTTGGGGAGAGGTCTGCACCCCAAGCCGATAATGCTTGCTGTGTTTCGTAAGCTAGCTCAAAGTGCAGATACTCCCTCATCTATTTAATCTCCCGAAGAGCCGCCCGAATCAGACGAACTACTGGATGAGCCAGAACTCGAAGAAGAGCCACCAGAGCCACCTGAATCGCTATACGCTAAATCAGATCCACTCACCATGGTTCCGCCCGAATGACCCGCTGAGCTTTGCGAATGAAAGTCGCCTGAATTGCTGCTTGTCACACACAAATCGCCCCAACTGGCTGTATAGCTGAGCATCGAAGACATTTGCGAAGTATCAACCTTATTTGCCAACTTCGGACGCCGTTTACGCTTAGGAATGGAGTTTATTTTATCGGTCAACGGCTTAAAAACCGGCCCCGGCTCGTTTGTATTTTTCCGCATTAAAACTGCCTTTTCTTATGCTTTATTTTAGTTTCGGTTGGTAAAACCGAAGGGGTCAAGGCGAGCTGCCACTCGCCATTGACCGTTGGCTTTGCGCACCCCAAGCCAAACTTTTTTTTATCGTAAGTCACATGGGTAACATCAAGGGGAGGCTCATCAAGCACGCAAACCGAAAGCGATCCCGTGGCCAAGGGACGTCTTTGGTTTATGTCGTTGTAGTTTTGGTCGTGCTTGATGGCCATAACCGTTTTTGATGTGCCATCTGAAAAACGATAGGTAAGCTTTTTGCCGTGACTTAGATAGATGCGTTTTTGCGCGGTTTGCGTTACACGCTGCCACAACTCGCTCATTGCGATAGAAGTACTTCAACATAGCTATCAGACTGCTCAGCATCACTTAAGAAAAAGCCGATCTTTAAGTTTTGCTTAACGTTTTCGCCCGTGCCTGTTTTTGCTTCTGAGGTAACTGCCTTACCGTCAAAATAAGCAACCGCATGCTCAGCAGCAGCCACTTTCCCTTTAGCCAACTCAAAAACACCCGCCACATATGCCGCCAATTGCTGACCTCTTTTAGCATCAGTTGCCGCCACCATCGCAAGGTCGCCTTTTTTAAAAAGCTGACCTGACAAAACATCTTTTGGCGCCGACACAGTTAAAACGTCGCCTTTTTGAATTTTATGAGCCATACATTCTCCAAATATAAAAAAAGCCGCAAAAGCGGCCTTCTAAAATTATCTAACCAATACGAAACCCAGGCTTAACTCCCTGGATTCATGTATGCTCCCTGCGGGAACACACACTGAGCACCACAGACGTGCTTCACCTTGATATCAATTGAATCTGTCTTATAGTCTTCGTGACGCGTAATAGTAGGCTCTTTTTTACCCCTTAAATAACTCACCTGCACAGGTGCATGATCACCCGACGCCAAGACAAACCAAGGATTCTTATTACCGTGATAATCAATTCTTGCATCTGAAACAGACTCTAAAAGCCCCCGCACTGTATTCAGCTTTTTATCATTGTCTGGATCATTATCCGAAGCTAACACAGCCAACGCTTTAGACTCTTCCGCGACTGAGGATAGTAAATACTTTGGTCTTATCCCCATAGGCGTATTTGACATTGCATCTTTATGCAACCTCATCGCAACCAAGGCGTCATTAACGCTACTAACCGAAATTCCAGAGCCAGAAGCTGCTACGTTATTTCGATTCGCTGCATCAAACACCCCAATACCGTCTGACATATTATGACCTTTCAGCAGCACGCCATAAGCTAGGTCCGCTTCAATTCTTTTGGCTGAAGTCGCTATCTTTTTAGGGATTCTAAGGATTAAATCCAAATCGTCGTTTATAATCATTTCCTCAGTGATCGAGTAAGTTCGACCAAATTTGGAAACGTAAACGACCTCCCCATTGTCCTGTATCTTCCCAGCCCGATATTCAGCACCTTCAGGAATCGCTTCGAGTCCAGAAAATTCAGACAAAGATAAGCGCTTGCCTTCGCGGTAGTCTGGTAGATTGCCTGTGGTAGTCCACTTACGATAAGACGTCTCACCACCCGCAAAAAAATCAACGACTGTACGGCGCGTAAAATCCTCTAACGCATGCCTGAAGTCGCTTGTTGAGGCTGCCATCATCAAATCACCGACGGCCTCTGAATTCACAAACCTCATTCCGCTTTGACGAGCACTTTCTCGCAAAATATCTTCGAGCCTGATATGTGCGTATGGATTTCTCTTATCTTTCAACTCCCCAAGACCCGCTCGCACTTCAAACGCATTCGACATCGCCTGAATATTTACATCGCCGTTGCCTACGTAACCGTACACCAATCCTCCTGAAGCCGGCTTTGACTGACCGCCTAAATGTTCGAGCAGCTTTTTGTTTGCCGCTTCGACCGTTACTCTCATGTCATCAAGACACTCGTTTTTTAACTCCAAAACCCCGTCAATTTCTTTATGCTTATCAAACGAGGCTTTAATATCGTCCCGACGCTTACCTTCAATCTTGGCAAAATCCGAATACGAATATGCCTGAACACTTTCCGCTTCACCCGACGAACTACTTTCCTCCGGCGAAGTCACTCGCCTGTTACTACCACTTGAGCTGGAAAGTTGAGCTTTGATCACACTCCTCAAATCGCTCGGCATACTGTCAAAATTTTCCAACAAACTAGACCCAGAAAATGAGAAGTTAGCCGTAACGTCCAGCACTTCGTCGACAAATCCCAGTTCTTTAGCCTGAGCTGACGTCATCCACTTATCATGATCGAGCATCCCCGCGATTTCTTCGGCATCTATGCCTGTTTTTGCGTGATACGCTTGAACCATGTCATTTTCAAAGCTTTCGAGACGATCAAGAGCATTCTTTAGCCTACTTTTATCACCCTGAATGCCGACCCAAGGCCTATGAACCATAATGCGGCCATTACTGGCAATTTTCACTGGCGAACCCGCCATCGCAATGACTGACGCCATCGACGCCGCAACACCGACAACAACCGTACTAACATTTTCCTCATAGCTTTTTAAAAGGTTGTAAGCAGCAAGTCCATGAACAACATCACCACCAGCAGGCCGA